CACTGTTAGTAATAGTTAACGTATCTAAGCCGGCGTTGGTAGTAATTGTGATACCAGTGCCGTTAGCAAAAATTAAGTTGTCGTTGTTACTATCTGCTACAATGTCACTTTGTCCGCTAACTTGAATATTCTTAAAGATAAACTGTGAACTACCTAAGTCTGTGTTGTTAATAGTTCTAGAATTAGAACCATCAAACGTTGAACCAGCATCAAATGCTAATCCTGTTCCTGCTGTAAGAGCAGATCCTGCTGTAGCAGTAATTGTAATATCAGCAGTACCGTTAAATGATACACCGTTAATTGTTCTAGCAGTTGCTAATTGTGTAGCAGTAGCAGCATTACCAGTTATATCACCAGTTACATTACCAATAAAGTTTGATGCTTCGATATTTTTACTAGCAATAAATCTATCATTAGTATTACCGTAAGTAATAGTTGCTGTTCCGTCTGAACCTAAATCAACTTCTAATCCAGCACCATTTGCCGCCGCAGCATTTGTTGATCCACTAGCAACAGTAATAAGTTTGTCGTCTACTGATAATGTTGTAGAATTAATTGTAGTAGTTGTACCATCTACAGTTAAGTTTCCTGCGATTGTAAAGTTACCACCTACTGAATGTTCGCCAGTGCCTGTAGCAACTAAATTACCACCTACGTCTAAGTTACCACCTACATCTAACGCACCGTACATTGATACATTTTCAGTGCTGTAATCTACGTTTAATAATTTAACTGGATTGTTGTTTCCGTCTAGTGTACCACCTAATACAATAAAGTCGTCTTGTGAGTTTTCAAAGTTAACAATAGTTGCTTTGTAAGGTGCGCCACTTCCGCTAGGTGTATTGTTATAACCAATAACAAAAGGAATACTGTTAAAGTTACCTGGAACTGCTGGAGTATGTGTGTTGTCGTATTTTTCAAATTTGTAAAAGAACGAACTTTCGTTTGCCGGTAATACTGATTCGTCATCTTCTGTACCAAAACGAATTCGTCCTCTGTTACTATAACTTGCCCAGTTATCTGTAGCAGCCAATCCAACAAATTCTATTGCGGCATGATCGTTAGTAGCACCAGGATTTTTTCTGTCACTTTGTAAACTCAGTGTTACTGTTGTACCATTTGTTAATGACGGATTTGCTTCAATAATGTTTAATGTGTCTACTGTAATACTATTTTCAAATACTGCTGCTAATGGAAACGTAGTTGCTTTCAATTCACCGTCAACTTCAAGTGTGTTATTAACATTAACTTTAGTTGCTTCTAAAGAAATAGTGTCCATAGCAACACCACCTAATGTTAGGAACTGGTTATTAGCACCTACGTTAAGTAATACGTTACCTGATTGAATGGTATCACTAGTAATAGATAAACTGCCGCCTACTGAAACAAAGTTACTAATAGTAGCATCAGCAATATTGACATCATTAAAGTTTGATACGCCAGTACTTCTTACGTTACCAGTTATCTCGCCAATAACTGAAATACCATTAGTGTCTATAGTTAATGGTGTTGATGTTACGCCGCCGCCTTGTACAGTAAAATCAAACTTAGAAGCAGTAGCACCGCTACTTATACTAGTAGTCCTAACATTTAATTCGCCGTAAGTAACAACACCTTGAGAATCGTCCTTACCTTTAAAGTGAATAGCGCCAGTTTTACCTAGTGTGTTTGCTAAGTGCTCAATATCTAATGTGGCAGGAGTGTCTAAACTGCCACCGTTGTTAGCAAATTTAAGACTAGTAACAACAGATTGATCACTAGTTGCTGTAAGAGCAGTAGTCTGAGGAGCACCACCTGATGGTGTGTCAATGACTAGTCCTACTGAACTTGTTTGTCCTCGTTGTGCTACAACGTCTAATGTATCAATGTCGTCTGGTACTTCTTCTAGTGTAATATAACCAGCGTCATTTTCAACTTCACTAACTTTTGTAGGAATGAATGGCAAGTTGTTAATGTCGTTATAATCGCCACTAAAAGTACTAACAGGTAGTCCTGCTTGAATAATTTGTCCAGTTGAAGTAATGTTACCAACTTGAGCAATATCTGATCCACTTAGATCTAAGTTATCGCCTATTGGTAATTCTTTTATTTTGTTATTGTCAGTTGTATCAACAATTAAAGGTACTCTATTAGCCATTCTTTATGTTTCCTATTATACTAGTGTATTTATCGTTCCTTTAATATCCTGATGCTGTTAAGAAGAGAGGTACACTAGTGTATGTAATTTCTCCTATCACCCTAATAAAATCTAACCCTGAATCAGGTGCTTTTACAGTAATTTCTAAATACAAATCTGTTCCGTCGAGTCTTTCTGTTACTTCAATGCTATCATATATTGCTGTAGATCCTACAGTGCCAGTTTCTGTAACATCAAAAGTGCCTGATTGATTACGACTAAACACATATTTTTTAGTTGCGTAATAGTCTGTTGCTCCGCCGTTACAAATAAGATTTAATAATAACTCGCCACCGCTAGTATATCTGCTTAATTGCTTTGAATATATTTGCTTTACAATAAGTCCACCTACAACATTAGTTGGAGGAATTACGTCTTGTAATGTATTTTGAATAGTATCGTGTATTACAAATGGAATATATTGACTTAAATTATTTGTACGTCCGTATGTAACTGTTTCTATTTCTAAATTTTGCGATGCTTGATCTAGTAAGTTGTTAGTATCTGTTAAGTCACTTACGTCTGCTGGTATAGTAGGAGTGTTAGTTAGATCAGCATAGTCTTTGCTGAATAATTCTGTTTTAAGAGCGTAAACAGATAAGTCCGGAGCATTAGTTAAATCCGCATAGTCGCCACTAAACGAAACTATACCACCATAAAGATCGTCAAAGTTTTCGTTAGTTTTTCTAAAGGCTTCACGGATTGAATCTATGCCAAGTGATTCGTCAAGTTCGTAAGCACCTATGTTTATTGTTTGTTTCGCCATCCGTCATCTCTTAGTGATTTAACAATATACTGTTTACTGTTCCCGCAGTCCAAGTGTCAACAACAACTCTAATCCAAGTAAAGTTACCTGTAAAGTTATAAATTTTTGTACTTGTTTCTGGCGCAGTATATTCTATTTCACTAACGAGATTTCCGCTTTGAGAAACTGCTCCTGATGCTAATACTGTTAGCGATGTTGTACTAACAGTAGGTTCTGCTAATTTTGTAGTGATCCAATCGTTTGCTGTTGGAATATTAGCAATGCTCGCCTCAACATGAAACTTTCCAGTAAAGCCTGTAAGACTAAACTGAATAGTATGGTTCCCGTCACCGCTACCAAAGTAGCCGTCACCGGTAATTTTTTCTGTAACATACGGCAGTACTCTTTGTACGTCATATGCGATTGATGGTTGAATTGTTGTGCTTCTACTGGACATATTGTATTTATCACTAGTTATTTAAAACGTCATTTTCGTGTATTAAGCGTTTGACTGAACGTATTGCGTCACTAACAAATAAATTTACAAGCATAAGCGTATTAGAGTTCTTAACGTAAAAGTATCTACCAGTAATATCTGTGTCAGGTATGTTTAAACTTTTCTTTAAACTAGGTGTTAAGCGAATAAGTTGTTTGTTATGTTGACACCATTCGCCAAATTCTTTGTATGTTTTTCCAGTCCACTTTAAAGTTACTTTATAATCATAACCTTTTATTTTTGTAATTTCAGTATCGCTTTCTAATACTTTTACATTTTTAGGTTCTGAAAATTCTACTACGTGCTTCGAAAATCTATTTTGTAAATCAACAAGCCATTGCTTATTGTTAGTAAACATATTGAAACTATCTGCTTCAACTCTATAAGAATACTTTGCTGGTGCTCTTTGTAATTCTCTTAATAGTTTTAAACCAAAGTATATTTCATCTCTAGGAACAGTTGTATGACTATGATAACGATATAGCATTGGCTTTTCGTTTCTCTTAGCAGCCTCTCTCCAAGTATCTAATCGCTGCCTAGCATAATTTAGTGTTCTATCTCTAAAAATAGGAGCGACTATGGTACGCATACTTAATCTGTATGCGTACTCATTGTAAAATAATTTAGTTGTTTCATTCCTCAACAATTACTTCTTCCTGTACCATTTCTACTGCTTCAAGTACAATTTTATTATCTTCAACATCAACAGTTACATTGCCGCCTTTTCTTAGTTTACCAAATAGTAATTCTTTAGACATAGGACGCTTTATATCACTGTCAATTACACGTTGTAATGGGCGGGCACCCATCTTAGGATCAAATCCTTTGTCTACAAGATAATCTAATGCTTCGTCAGTTATAGTTATATTTACGTCTTTATCGACAACTTGCTCTTTTAGCTCTACAAGGAACTTGCCAACAATCTTAAGCATAACTTCTTTAGTAAGTTTACTAAATGTAATTACACCATCAAGTCTGTTGCGGAACTCTGGAGCAAAGAAGTTTTTAAGTTCTTTATCATCGTAGTCACGATATGCTTCACCAAAACCAATAGTATTAGCATCTGCTTCAGCGGCGCCTAAGTTTGTAGTAAGAATAAGAATAGCATTACGAGCGTCAGCAGTTTTACCATTCGATCCTGTTACAAACCCATTGTCCATAATCTGTAATAGGATTTGTGATACGTCTGGGTGTGCTTTTTCAATCTCATCTAGCAACAAGATACAGTTAGGTGTTTCTTGTAGTTTAGTAATAAGTTGTCCAGCATCTTCTTCGTGGCCTACATAACCTGGAGGTGAACCAATAAACTTAGCAACAGAGTGTTTCTCCATATACTCTGACATATCAAAACGTACTAGTGGAACACCTAAGTGTTTAGAAAGTTGTTTTGCTGTTTCAGTTTTACCAGTACCAGTTGGTCCCATAAACACAAATGAGCCTACAGGTTTATTGTCTGATTTCAAACCTGCTTGTGCGATAAGAATCTTATCAACAATTTCATCAATAGCAGAATCTTGTCCATATACACTTGACTTCATATTTTTATCAAGGTTGGCAAGGTTTTCACTTTCTGCTTCTTTTACAGTTTCTTCTGGAATCTTAACCATTTTAGATAGTTCGTGTTCAATTTCACTAGCACCTACAATTTTTACTTCTGTAGGATCTTTTAGTTTAAATCGAGAACACGCAACATCAATTAAGTCAATAGCCTTATCTGGAAGTTTCTTATCATGCTGATATTTTACACTTAGTTTTACTGAAGCCTTAATTGCTTCATCAGTAATAGTAGTACCGTGAAACTCTTCGTAATACTTTTTAATACCGTTTAGAATATCAATAGTAACTTCTTGACTTGGCTCGTCAACTGTAACACGTTGGAATCGACGCATTAACGCACGATCCTTTTCAAAGTGTTTACGGAACTCGTCCCAAGTAGTTGATGCTACAACTTTAATGTTACCTTTAGCAAGTGCCGGCTTCATCATATTAGACAAGTCGTTAGCACTATTACTGCCAGTAGCACCTGCGCCACTAATCATGTGTGCTTCGTCAATAAACAATACTGTTTTGCCTTTCTTCTCAAGACCTTTTAGTACTTGTTTAAAACGTTCTTCAAAGTCACCGCGGTATTTTGAACCAGCAAGCATACTACCAATGTCTAGATTATAAACATTATATTCTTTTAAGAAATCTGGAACATTGTTACTTTCAATGTTGTAGGCAAGACCTTCAGCAATAGCAGTTTTACCTACGCCTGGGTCACCTACAAGAAGCACGTTATTTTTATTACGACGGCCTAGTGCCAACGCAATACTTTCTAGTTCTTCGTGTCGACCGATAACAGGATCTACAGATCCTTTCTTTACTTCTTGGTTTAGGTTAGTTGTAAATGCTTTTAGTGCTTTTTCATTAGCACTTGCTTCTGCCGGATCTTCTACTTCAGCAAGTGATTCATTTAAGAATGCTTGGAATTGATCTTTGTCAATGCCTGCTTTAGTTAGGTAATAGTGACCGTAACTTTTCTTTTCACTTAGAATACTAAGGAACACATCAATAATTGAAATCTCTTGTCTACCATTAAACAATACTTGTGTAAACGCACGATTAAGAACACGTTCAACACCTTGTGTCTTTTTAGGCTTATACTTTTCTTCGCCAAGCAGTGGCTCAACATCATTTTCTAAATAATGCTCGAGATTCTTTTGAATGTAATCTACATTAGCACCATACTCATTTAGAAATGCTACAAAGTCTTTTTCCGCTAACATTGCTACTAGAAGATGTTCAATTGTTACATATTCATGACGTAACGAACGAGCATCGTCTACTGCTCGGTCAAATACTTGTTGTAAGTTTTCGCTTGGTTCAACCATATACTTTTCCTTTTTTTAATTTTTTCTTAGCACGATCTAGTCTTAATTTACTAACTCGCTTTGTAAAATCTGTGCCTACTAAATGATCAAACTCATGTAGGAAGCACCTTGCGTCTATACCGTGCAAATATAATACACGCCTCTGGCCCCAGATGTCAAGATATTGTGCGGTAATTGCCTCAGGACGTTTTACCATTAAGTACAGTCCTGGATGACTTAGACAACCTTCAGGCTCTTCTAATAAACCGTCACTTACGTTTACTATACTAGGATTAATAACAGCAATAGGTTTATCATGATCTGGAATGTTTTGCGGTTTAAACACAAACACTGCTTTATCAACTGCTACTTGCGGAGCAGACAATCCTATACCATTATGTTCTTCCATTGTAAGTATCATATCTCTTACTAATTCTTGTGGATCTCCATCAACATCGAAGTCATATGGTGAAACACATTTTGTTAACCATTCACTAGGATATTTTTCTATATTCATCTTTTGCCTCTTGAATACATTTTACTACATCTTCAGGTAGTTTGTCATCCACTTTGGGCATCAATATCTTCATTTTTACGTAGATATTTCCCCGTTTCCCTGTTCTATAATTCATTATACCGTGATCTGTAATACTAAACACTTGGTTAGGTTGTGTTCCGGGCGGTATATTTAATTTTAGTGTTTTGCCTTCTAGTGTTCTAATATTTTGTGTAGTACCTAACATAGCATCAAACGCATCTATATCAACAAACGTAACTAAGTCTAGTCCTTGTCTATCCCATCCTCTTGGATTTCTTACAATTACTTTTACTAATAAGTCACCTCTTGGCAGTTGTACAAAACTATTGTCACCCAACCCTCCATATCTAATAGTAGAGTTTGTTTCTATTCCTGCTGGTATGTGTACTTCAGCAGTTTGTTCTTGTCCACTAGGTAAAGTATATTTGATCTCCATTTCTTTACCTTTAATAATATCTATTAGTTCAACTTGTGCTGTACACAATATATCTTTGTTCTTTTGACGTCTTCTACGTCCGCCAAACATTTGTCCGAATATATCATCAAAATTTTCAGAATTAAATCCGTATTGATTGTTATATTGTCTACTATATGCTTGTTGAGGGTCAGAAGTTCCGTAAGCATCATAAAAGTTTTTCTTTTCAGGATTGCTTAGTGTTTGGTATGCTTCGTTTATTTTTTTAAATTCTTCTTCATTACCGCCCCGGTCAGGATGGTGTCGCATACTTTGTTTTTTATATGCTTTGCGAATGTCTTCTTGAGTGGCATTTTTGTCAACGCCTAAAGTGGAATAATAGTCCATACAATTACTTATCGTATGGACTATTTTGTATACTTAGGTGTGATTACTTCTTCTTGGCACTAAATGCTTGTCCGCCAAAGAATGCTGCGACAATCGCTGCTACCGAAACAAAGTAAGTTGCTGCCATATCACCTAAGATCTTAGCCGCTGAATCCAATGTTAGTAATACTGCTAGTACAACAGCAAAAGGATATAGTAGCATACCGAATAAAGCAAACCACGCCATGTTACGTTGTGCGTCACGCATTGCGTCAGCATCTTCAAGTTCTTTACGTTTGAACTCAAGATACATCTTTTCTTCTGCTTCGCTTACTTTGCCGTCGCCGTTAGTGTCTGCTGGATGATGCCCTGCTGCTTTTACTTCTTCTTCACTCATTTAGATTTCCCCTCTAGTTTATCGAGTCTTGCTTCAATTTCATCAATC